ATTTACAAATATTTAAATAAAAATTACCTAAGTGACCCACCCATTTAAGAAATCGAACCAAAACCATGACGATTGAAGAACAATACACGCATGCTAAGAACACCCTAAATGGTCGGCTCTTCGCCCCATACCAACGCGAAGGTGTTCTCTGGATGCTTACAATGGAACGACAGCAGTCGGGACCCAAGGGTGGGTTTCTCTGTGACGAGATGGGCCTCGGGAAGACGATACAGTTGATCGCGACGATGTTGGGTAACCCCCAAAAGCGTACACTCCTTATCGTACCCAAGTCTATCATCACCCAGTGGGTTGAGGAGATTGCGAAGTTTGCACCGACCCTAACGGTGGGTGTTTTCGATGGACCCGGTCGAAAGCTTGGGAACCATGATGTTACGATTACACCATACTCTTTACTGAGTGCAAAGGGTGAGAAGGCTGACGCGGTGACCCCTCTCCACAGGGTTCAATGGGATCGGGTGATGTTGGATGAGGCCCACGAGATTCGGAATAAGTCTTCGAAGTTGTCCAAGAGTGTCTGTCGACTCCAAGCTGGTATCAAATGGATTGTCACTGGCACCCCAGTCTTCAATTCGATGGATGACTTTGTGACCCTCTGCCGGTTCCTCGGCATCGAGAAGTCCCTCGTGCAGGGGATGACCAAGAAGATCAAGGACATCTACATTCTCCGTCGCACTAAGGATGACCTGGCCAAGATCAACGAACGTCTTCGTCTGCCTCCCTGCTACTTTGAGAATGTTGAACTGGATATGTACCCAGATGAGAGACAGATGTACGAGTTTGTCTTCAAGGAGGCTCAGGACACGATCAAGGATACCTTCAAGGCGGCAACCAGTCTCAACTACAAGAACATGGTCATTTTGGAGTGCCTTCTCCGAGCGCGGCAATGCATGATCTGGCCCCAGATGTACTTGAACGGAGTTGCGAAGAAGAACGAGACCAAGCCTGAGCAGTGGGTTGGGCGTTCCCACAAGATGGAGACCCTCTTCGAGATGATTAGGGGGCACCCCCAAGAGAAGACTTTGATATTCTGTCAGTTTGTGGGGGAGATGAATTACATTCAAAGTCAATTGGAGTGTCCAACATTCAGGATAGATGGGTCCGTCTCCAAGGAGGACCGAACCACCCAGTTGACCAGGTTCAAGCAGGCACCACCGGGGTCAGTCTTCATCATCCAGATCAAATGTGGTGGGCAGGGTCTCAATATTCAAGAAGCGACGAGGGTCTACATCACTGGTCCAGCCTGGAACCCTGCGACGGAACTCCAAGCGATTGGTCGTTCACATAGAACGGGTCAGACTAAGCCGGTCTATGTGAAAAAGCTTATCTATAAAGAGACTGATACTTTTTTGAGTGTCGAAGAGGAGATGATGGCCCTCCAGGGGCACAAGTCGATCGTGTGTTCAGAGGTTCTCAACGATGACCGTGTAAAGACGCAAATACCAGTAAAAAAGATTAACAGTAAGATTTCAATCTTGGACATCAAGAAAATTTTCCGTGCTTAATATAAATGATTGTTGGTTCCCGAGCTGAAGTTTTCCACGGTAACGCCGACGAGACCTCTGGTGGTCTCGAGAAGAAGGATCTCATGATGAAGGATGGTCGTATCATCTCCAAGGCGGCGAGCAAGGCGGCTAAGAAATCCCTCAAGTCGAACCCCAAATTCAGGGCTTTTATTGAAGCGGCCAAGAAGAAGGCGGACAAGAAGGGTGAATTTGGTCTCGTCCCCAAGAAGGGCACCAAGGCTTACAAAAAAATTGTAGGTAAGAAGTAAGAATGACTCTCTCTAAGTGGGAAGATTCAGTGAAAATCGCCAAGGTTAAATTAGGTTTAGACCCAAAGAGGTTCACCAGGGTACAGGGTAAACTCCTTAAGGAGGCTCAAAAAATATATAGCATTTTACTTTTGAATAAAAATGTAGGTAAATAATAAATGTCTACTCGGAGAAGAAGCGCGCTAGGATCGCTCGCACGACAAGGTGCGGGTATGGCGATGCAGGCGTCACAAAATCCCGCGTTTCGGGCGGCAGCGGGACAACTTGGTCAGGCTGCGATCGCGCGATATGGTCCACCACAACAGTTAATTCAGAGGGCTGCGAACCAGGTACAGATGAGGACTGGTATAAACGCGCGTCAAGCCCTAGCTGTCGCCAACCGCGCGGCGGCCGGACAATTTGGACCCATCCCCAGTGTTAGGGTTGGAGGTCAACAACTTAATCTCGGTCGCCTTGGTGGTCTTTATACACAAGCTAGACAACAAGCGCCACAGTATTTTTAATTAAATAATAAACTGAAACCCCTTGAGGTTTTGTGGTTCATGGACTATAAGCTGATACATTTTCCACGTACACCCAAACTTCTTATTCAAGAAATACACGCTATTGAGTTCCACAATAGCTTGACCTGAATTTCTTGCATATAGACCATTTGTCGCTTCGTCTCTTTTAGAGTTTTTGTCCGCATCAAATACACCGGGCTTGATGTGTCCGTCTATATCTGTGTCAATTTTTACTCGGAATTTGGGTTCTCTACCGGGAGATTCCTTCACATTAGAGTTGAACATTGGGGTGAGTTCTTCTTTAGTCATCGGGGTTCCAAAAATTATTTCACTTTGTTCAACGACGGCATCAATGATTTTGTCTTCAAGTTTGCGAACACTCTCGTAAAACTTCTTCATGTAACTGTCCTCCTCATCGTACCCCTTGATTGCAAAGTCGATGTTGTACTTAGTGGGTCCAACTTCAGGAGTGAAACCAGATACACCGAATGGCATATACATTCGTGGGAATTGAATACGAAGTGGTGTACCCTGTTTGGTAGTTATAACAATCTTCCTATTATTAAATTCGTTTATTTGGATGTTTTCGATTGCCTTGTCCATGGAGTTCTAGCTGGTTATAGATTTAAAACTTTAAGCTGAACACGCGACGCAGTCTGGTTCTAGACTAAACTGGATTGGTCGAGCCTTTGCCTTTGATCGTAGGTAGTACATTCCAGTTTTGAGACCAGCCTTCCAGGCGTACATGTGCATTGAGGAGAGTTTGGACACCGTGGGACTCTCCATGAATAGATTCATAGATTGGGATTGGTCTATGTACCGTCCACGGTCAGCTGCCATATCGATGATACACTTTTGGCTGATTTCCCATACAGTCTTGTAAAGATCCTTAATTTCCTTGGGGATGTCTACAATGTTTTGGATGGAGCCTCCGGCTTTGACCATGAGGTCCTTCATCTCCTTTGACCATAGACCAGCCTCCTTGAGGTGGTTGACCAGGTGCTTGTTGACTACGACGAACTCCCCAGCTAGGGTACGCCTCAGGTAAATGTTTGTGGTGTAGGGTTCGAAGCATTCGTTATTCCCCAAAATTTGGGCCGTCGAGGCTGTGGGCATTGGGGCCATGAGGAGACTGTTCCTCAGACCCTTGGTCTTTATACGCTCCCTCATAGAGGGCCAGTCGTACATACCACTCATTCGAACCCCACCCCCCCACATATCATGTTGGAGAATACCTTGGGACGCGGGGGACCCCTGAAAGCTCTCGTAGGAACCATCAATTTCGGCAAGCTCTGAGCTTGCCTCCAAGGCAGCGTGATACATGGTCTCGAATATATGTACATTCATGAGCCTCGATTCATAGGAGTCGAAGGGGAGACCACAAAGGATGAAAACATCCGCGAGACCCTGTACCCCCAAACCGATAGGACGGTGCTTCATATTGGAGTTTCTCGCAGTCTCCACCGGGTAAAAGTTACGATCGATGACCCTATTCAAGTTTTTCGTGACAATCTTCGTGACCTCGTGGAGTTTCTCGTAATCGAAGGTCTTCGTCTCCTTATTGACATATTTGGGGAGGGCGATAGAGGCCAGGTTGCACACCGAAGTCTCGTCTTTGTCGGTGTATTCTAAAATTTCTGTGCAAAGATTGGAGCTCTTGATGACACCCAAATTCTTTTGGTTCGACTTAGAGTTGCACGCATCCTTGTAGAGCATGTAAGGGGTACCTGTCTCCGTTTGGGACTTGAGAATTGCTTTCCACACGTCGGTGGCTGGGATTGTGGTGGTGGCGAGACCCTCCTCCTCATACCTGGTGTAGAGTGCTTCAAACTCGTCACCATAGACATCTGAAAGCCCCTTAGCCTTATCGGGGCAGAAGAGGGACCAGTTCCCACCCTCTTCAACCCTCTTCATGAAGAGGTCTGGAATCCATAGGGCTGAGAAGAGGTCCCGGCACCTCGCTTCATCGTCACCTTGATTTAGGCGAATCTCTAGGAAGTCTAGGATGTCGGCGTGCCATGGCTCTAGGTAGACCGCGATTGAACCCTTGCGGCGACCAGCTTGGTTCACGTAGCGCGCGGTGGCGTTGAAAACCCTGAGCATTGGGATGATACCATCGGATTGTCCATTGGTCCCCCTGATGCGAGACTTATTGGCCCTAATATCGTGGATATGCATCCCGATACCCCCAGCCCATTTAGAAATTTGGGCACACTCTGTGAGGGTTCCGTAGATTCCATCTATGGAATCTGCCTTGTTAGCGATAAGGAAGCACGAGGACATTTGTGGACGGGGTGTCCCAGAATTGAAGAGTGTTGGGGTGGCGTGAATGAAGTAGCCTTGGGACATTTTGTCGTAGGTCTCTAAAACAGCGGGGATGTCGATGCCGTGAATACCGATAGAGACCCTCATAAACATGTATTGAGGGGTTTCGATGATCTTCCCTTCCATGCGTTGGAGGTAGCTCTTCTCTAGGGTTTTGATACCAAAGTATCCGAATTCAAAGTCCCTCTCGGTCTTGATGTCATCTTTGACTTTTAGGGCAACGTCTGTAACTTCTTCTGTGACAATTCCCGCCTTCTGAAGTTTCTTCATGGCGATGTGGAAGTTGTTTGGACAAACCTTCTGGATGTTACTAGCGATAATCCGGGTGGCTAGTGTTTCATAGTCTGGGTCGGAAGTGATCATACCAACACAAATCTCAGCAGAGAGGGTATCAATCTCTTGGGTGGTAATGCCATCGTAGAGGGATGAGAATACCTGTTGCGCAACTTTTGTGGAATCGCAAGTTTCGGAAAGTCCGTACGTTAAGTTCTTGATCCTATTGGTGATGCTATCAAATTTCATATCCTCAATACGACCTGAGCGTTTAGTGACCCTCATATACTTTTTATTCCACTTTTATTTTTAACCTACTTCCCACATTCAAGATCTTTGCTTCGAACGGAGACTGGTCCAGCAGTCTCCATCTTACGGTTGGGTTGGAGAAGGTAGGTGTTTACGAAAAATGGACCAGACTCACCAGCCTTGGCCACAGGGGCATAAGATCCAACAAAGCAGTCTGGGGGTTTGCATGTAATTTTTTCGTTATTTTTTGGTTTGTTGGCGTACACTTCTTTGAAGTCAGCGTAGTTAAGCATTTAATATGTACGGATAATTTTTTTTCGGGTGTTATATTAAATGTGTGATAATCTACACCTCGACTCCCTCAAGCAGTGTGAGACTCCACTGAACACCCTCTTTTTTTCAGACTTCAACAAAAATCTTCTCCAGCGTGGGATTCGTCAGGCATTCAAAAATAAAACGGGTATCGCTATAGACTACCAAAACCCTGACGATCTTTACGCGATCATGCGCACTGTATTCGTCAACAACTCTGGTGATCATAACACCCGGGTAAATGAACAGGTTAAGTTAATGAACACCCGTGTGATTAACATATCAGTTACACAGATCCAGACTGGTGTTTCGCAATACATTGCCTACAATCGCGACATCGATATGGTTACCACCCCCATTGATCAACCCCTGAACACGAGTACGGTAGGAAAAAAAATTGATTACAATAACAAAATTGGAATCAATTAAAGATTGGAGTCTCATATATGATAAGTGATGAGTCTCAATTACTATAAAACAGAAACTGAAAAAGTTTGTAAATCCAAGGGCTGGGATCGGGCAGCCATCGATACTGTATGGCTTCTCTTAACAGAGGAAGTCGGTGAACTGGCGTCGGCTATTAGACAGCACAAGAAAACATTCAAAAAAACGAATCTGAAAAAGGATAGGGGGACTGACGTAATGATGGAAATGGGAGACGTGTTTAGTTATTTGTTTCAACTCGCACACATGTTGAATGTAGATCTGGATCAAATGTGGAACGAACATAAAACTAAGATGGTTACAAAAAAATATAATCTCAAGTAGTTGTATAATGAGTGAGTTTATGCTCAGTGACCAAGATACAATTGACGACGTAAACCCATTTGTCACACACGATTTCTCCCTTCCAGGAGGTGTTAGACAGGTAGGTGAGTACAGAGATTTTACAAAAATAACTCCCATTCGTGGAGATTGTGGAAAGAAACCGAGTGTATACTGTGCGACTGGTCTATGCGAAACTGAATCCGAACCAGGTGCTTCATTCGAAGCCATACACCCACGTAGAAACATTGACTGTGGGGTAGTTGAAAAGGAAAAAGAAAGTATGGTGACCAAGGAGACCGTCGAAGATGAAAGAAACACCGCGTTTGCGTCTTGTCTATGCTTCCTATTTATTGTATCTGTAGCTCTATTATACTCAAAACGTTAAAAAAGTGCATCAGACGTGATTTGTTTATACAATTCTGAATGACATCATTAATATTTGTATTACACACGTTTTTCATAAACTCCACTTGCCAAGCACTCTCCTTATTTATACGAGGTGGTTGAAATGTCGGATCTAAAATTTTAATGGCGTGTACGATGCGGATGTAGGTTTCATTGGGGTGTTCATAAGTGAGTATATTTTCCAACATTAACTCTGACATTCTCTGCAAAACCTCAACTGTCTTATGAACCATCGTGTCCAAAAATTTTTCATAACGAATGGAATTTGTATTAGATTGTATGAATGTCCAATCCGCGAGAGGCTCGGTGTTTAGATAATCTGTAAATGTTACATACCTGTTCGAAAATTGTACGTATCGTTCGTATTGGATTTCAACATATGAAAGGTCAGACTCTATATCGTAAACGTGTTTGGCATTCTTGATGAATGAAGTCATTTAATATAAAGATGTTTATTGTCTTTAAACACCTAAGTGGTTTAACTACTTTTAAAAAGGTATGTTTTCTTCAGTCGCAAACGAAAGTTTTTCCTATCTCCTCACTATAAATGATTTCAGAAATAAAATTGCGGAGGAGTACAAACCTTCATGGTTGAAAATCACTACGATTACGATGGTTTCAAGTTTTGTACAAGACATTGACATTAAAAGATTGCGCGAAACTTTTCAAAGAATTGATACGTATAAACTGAGGCGGCAGGGATCAAAGATGGAGGGCTTCGAATGGAAGTTGAAACCGACCACGTTTTACAATCAGGTTACACTCACCTACCATGACACCTATAGTACCAAATCTGTAAAGGTTTTTCCAAATGGGAGTATCCAAGTTGCCGGGTGTTGTGATCTCTTTGACTGTAAACGGATTATTACACAGTTGACCCACATTTTTAAAACCTTTTTGGGTATGTCAAACACCATCCCCGTGGAATCTTTCCGGGTTGTGATGATCAATTCAAACTTTAGTTTGAACTACAACATCAATCTCATAGAAGTTTCTAATTGGTTTGAGGAGTATAATGATATCTTCAAGGTATCGTTTGAACCAGACCGGTATTCGGCGGTCAAAATTAAGTTCAAACCTTCCCAGGAGATGAAAGAAATTACGTGTAGTATTTTCAGCACTGGGAAGATTATAATTACGGGAGCGGAAACTCTAAAGGAAATTGCATTTGGATATAACATAATCAATCAGCACATTAATGAAAATCCCAGAATTAGGGTTTCTCGAACCACAGATACGGATGTGTTTGATATTTTTTTGGGATACAGGTGTGAACCGTTTGTGAAGTTGTTGAAAGAGAGGGGATTTAATTCTTGGATGAGAACGATACAGAATAGACAAATTAATTTCTAGGTGTATTTTAATAAAAGATGTCTCAACGACTTGGCATGGCCGATGGTCGATGCTTCACCATAAATACGTCAGCCCAACTGTTCAACAACTACGTGATGAAACAGAACAACATCTCCTTTGAGGATAATTATTCTTACAGGCAACTACTCCAAAAGTCTGGTCCAGAAATGCTCACCAAGATCCAAGACGAGCAGGGGAAGAAGAACTGCAACGACTGTAATAAACCACTGGTCAACGCATCGAAGATTTACTAACTGAGCTAAATTTAGAAAAAAACTTTAAACTCATACTGTAGAATGTCAACATGCTCCATATGTCTAAATGAAGTCAAGGCAACGCGGACAAATCCTCCGACGCGTTGTGGACATATGTTTCATTCCAACTGTCTACAGGGATGGAAGGATAAAGGTAAAAATACGTGTCCGGTATGTAGAAAAGTTTTTGATGCCTCACAATTTAAAGTTACAGTTACAGTACAGAACAATCACACAGCAGTGTCTAATACTGTGTCATTGAATGAAAGCACCACAATGGAAGTTATAGATCTTTTTGATTTATCTTTTGATGGTGTTGAAAACATGATGGATTTAGATAGTATTCTATCTGACCTTGGGATGAGTCTTTCCGACTTTGATTCCGGAATTTTTGACACAGAATGAACTACAGTATTTCTTATAGTTCAACCCAGGATAGTTCCTGGAAGCTTTGCGGGGATCTTTGATTACCTTACCCTTTGCATCAGTCAGAAGTGGACCCGTAGCCCAACCACGCTTGTGACTGAATACATTTGCTTTGAATACAATACGCTTACCCACTTTAAATTTACCAGCCTTCTTAACCCTCGACTCTGGGATGTTGAAGAACTTGGCCACAGACTTTACAGTATCACCCGGTTTTATCTTGTATTCCACAACCCCGTGTTGTTTGTAAAAGTGGAAATCACCTTGACGAATGTAATTTGTAGGTCTTCCAGGCGAAACAAACATCATAACCTTGTAGTACCCCTTCTTACACTTCGTGTCACCATTAACCTTGTAGACCTTTTTGGGGTTGTCCGAAATGACACGTTTCGGTAGATCTGTACAATGGGTATAATTGTGATATCCGTTAGATAAACCAGATCGATCCCCCGGTATAGATTTCTGCCAACGGTAGGCTTCATAGTCACCGACAGCATAGGCGTAGCAATTGTTATTTCCCACACCCTTAACGGTACTCCAACGACGGGTTGTGAAAGTGGTTTCGGATCCACTTAGCGGTACCACCATTTATATTCAGGGTAGAAAAAAATGTGGACTACTAATAAATGATTCAAGAAGTTTCCAAATCCAAGACACGGTCTGAGGCAGTCACAGAACTTTTAGTTTTTATACTCGTCGTTCTCATCAGTACTTTCTTCCTTCGCATAGCCTGGAACCGCTCCCTAGTGAAGCACATCTCTATTCTCAAACCAATCAAAACGATGGGGGATGCACTAGTTCTCGCACTTTCCATTCAAGTTCTCCGCGGCTTATAATTTCATTCCCTCCATCCAATCTGCAGTACACCTGCTTACGAATTCACCCACCCGTGGTTTCGTAAATAGTATTTTATTGTTGGTAAATGTTAAATGTCTTCAACTGTATTTATTATTGGAACTAAGAATGTCACGCTCAAATACACCAGGAAAATGCCCCGTGGTGAAGTTGAACGGATGAAATCATTCGTCACTAAGGATGGGGTGAAGCTCACCAAGACCCCAAAGTTTAAGATACTCTCCGAAGTTGATGAGGGCACTAAGCGCG